TATGTGGAATGGATTGCCAATCGTAGGATGAAAGCAATCGGACTCAAACCAATCTATGACATACCCGCAAAGAATAATCCACTCCCCTGGACGGAACATTGGATTTCGTCAAAGGGTCTCCAAGTGGCTCCGCAGGAAACTGAAGTTGAATCCTACATCGTCGGAGGAATCAAACAAGACGTTACCGAAGACACCTTCGCAGGATTCTCACTATAATGAATTTGAGGCATTCCGTGAGGATGCCTTGAGAGCATATAAAGAAGCAGCATTGTCTGATTCATATATGTTTGGTGACTATGATGGATATGAGGCATATAAGGAGGACTCCTAGGGGGGTCCTCTTTTTTTATAAATATCATATATGGATATAATAGAAAGAAAATGTCCCTGTCACAAAAGGAATTTGGAAATTTAAGAAGTCTCTATGAGAGTGTTTATGCTCCTAAGGCAGAGACTATCTTGGAAGGTTTTACCGATGAGGATCTTGACCTCACCGATGAAGAGATTGAAGAGCAAGTAGAAGAAGTCTTCCTTGAGTGTATTGAGGAAGGATATGATATCGATGAGATTGAGAGAGCAATCTGTGAAGCAGTAGATGCAGAGTTGCAGGTTCTCAATGAAGTAACCAGTCCAGCAAAGGTTGCTGTTGCAAGAATGAAAGATAAGGCATCTGCTGCTGGAGGAGAAGGCAGTGGTGATGCTGGTGCCAAGGCAAGAGCAAAACTGAATGTCAGCAAGCAGAAAGTTGGTGGTTCTTCAGAGAAGAAAGCATCCACACTCTCTAAAGTCAAGAGTGCTGCCAGCAAGGTTAAGTCTGGTCTCAAGGCAGCAGGTAAGGTTGCACAGGGCACTGTGGGAGTTGCTGCAAGGGCAGTAGGAACGGCACAGAGAGCAGCTAGTGCAGTTAAGGGTGCTGCCAAGAAAGGATATGAAAGAGGCAGATACGGTCCCGGTGGAAAACCTTCATCGACTTCTTCTGCATCGGGTGGTGGATCTTCCTCTGGTGCATCTTCTTCTAGTGGATCTTCATCAGCATCAGGTGGATCTTCATCAGCATCAGGTGGTTCTTCATCTGCATCGGGTGGATCTTCTTCCTCAGGTTCTTCTGACGCACCTAAGAAGAGAAAGGACGGTCTTCTGAAGAGAGCAATCAAAAAGGTTGTTAGAGGTGCTTCTAAGGCAGTTTCTACCGCAGCAGGAGCAGTCAAAGCAGGTGCTGATTCAGTTACTGCAAGAGCAAGAAAAGAAGAACTGGAAGCAACCGGATTGTTCTCTGACAGTGAGATTGAAGCAATCATGGAAGCAGAAATGAGTGAGGGTTACAAGGAGATTGATGCTAAAAAGCACGGTCGTATGTATGATAGATACAAGAAACTGAGATCTGCTGCTGTTCAAGATGCTCGTGACTCAGGTGAAGCATCCGGAACAAACAGAATGAAGATGGGTAAGATGAGTGCTGTTATTGATAAGTCCTCCGAGAATCTGAGAAAGAAGCAAACTAAAGATCAATTAACCGGTAGAGGTTGATACAAAACTGACATAATTCTTTGAGAGGGCTTGACACCCTCTCTTTTTTTGTCTAGAATAGGTTTGTTCCCGTTAAAGATAAATAATAGCTCATTGAGATCTATAAGATGAGCTATGAGAATCCTTGGTTATACCTGGAACAACCTTTTGATAGTGATTCTATTGGGGACAACTTTGGTTTTGTTTATAAAATTACCAATCTCCTCAACGGACGATCGTACATTGGAAGAAAGTATTTTTGGTCTTTTAGAACGCCACCGGGAAAGAAACGAAAACAAAAACAAGAAAGTGATTGGAAGCGGTATTACGGATCTTGTCCAGAATTAAAAGAAGATATCAAAAAGATTTCCAATAAAGTTTTCTTTAAGAGAGAAATTCTTTCTTTGCATGAGACAAAAGGAACTTGTAACTTCGAGGAAACAAAACAACTATTCTTAAACAATGTCTTATCTGAGGCACTTGACAATGGAGAGCCTGCGTTCTATAATAGCAATATTCTCGGACGCTACATGCGAAAGGACTATGGTAACTTTGGAAGAAACACTCTCGAAGACACATGACTGGGCAGTTGACAGACTGCACACCCTCTGTGATATGAAATCTGATGACGTGTTAGAATCTGTTGAAAATGCTCATGCCCTTCGAATGGAGTTTGCCGAATGGTTAGACCCAGAAGTAGAAGATCATGAAGTATACTCACTTGAATATCTTGGAGAAGATGATTAAAGCATTTCTTGGACTTGGATTCCTTGCAGTTGCATTTGCTATTGATGCACCTAAAGAAGAGGTTGCTACTGCACCTCCTCCTGTTGAGATTCCTGTAGTCGAATTTGAAAAGACTTGGAAGTGTCTTGATTGTTCTCCTGAAGAACAGTACGTTTTGGAGCAACTCCAAACACAAACAAAAATTTCCGATAGAAATGCACTGGCAACTATCATGGGAAATATCAAACAAGAATCCATGTTCAAGTCTAACATCTGTGAAGGTGGAGCAAGAGTATCCTATGAGAACTGTCTCCGTGGTGGATATGGTTTAATTCAGTGGACTACTGAGGCACGGTATCTGGGATTGGGTTCTTTCTGCAAAAAGTATAATTGTGATCCCAGTAGTCTTGAAGGACAGGTTCGTTATATGATTAACGAAAATCAGTTCCAAAAAGTATTGCCAACATTCGAAGGACGTGGATATAGTATCAGTCAATACATGGTTCCTGCCTATTATTGGTTAGGATGGGGTATCAAGGGTAATAGGGAATATTACTCATATAACTATAGTAAGAAACTAGTTCTGGCATGATTAAAAAAGCAATCAAGGCAATCAAAAATATTTTTGTTCCTCCTATTGAGTACAGGAACTTTGAGGATGATATTGAGTGTGCGATTGATGAGAATGTCGTTGATTGCAAAGATATGGATGAAGAACCACCATATACCGGTGTTCCTGCTCCAGTAGTTCTTTCTAATGATTCTTGGTTCGGTGATCTTACATATAAGTCTCAAAAACAAGAGGATTATATGGAGAAAGAAACTGAAATGAAGATGCAGGAACAGAAGAGACGTGAAGAAGCAGGTGAAGAACCTGAGAATATTCACCAACTGATGTATGAGATGGCAACTAAGAACCAATCAACTACCTTGCATATTGATCCTCCGGGTGGTTCTGAGAACTTTCATGAAGGACCTGGTGGTTGGAAATCTGGTAATGGTATGGGACAGTTTCAGAAATGAATGCTCGTCAACATGAATTAAGAAAGCAGTGTATTAAAATATTGATTGAAAGGTTTAGAAATAAACCAGAATATAGCACTCTATCAATGTTTGATTGTGCTGAAGATTGGGTCCAAAAAGGTTATGTAAATACTAGTGGACTTGTAAAATACTATGAGGCATATTATGCGTAAGACTATTCTTGCTATTCTTGCAGCAGTTTCTCTGGGAACTCCTGCACTTGCTGATAACTCTAAGATCACCAAGGGTTTCAATACTATGGATGCAATGGGGTGTATGCTACTTCGAGAGTGTACCGATGGAGTCGATAAAATTGAAAGTATCGCAACTATTGCTGATGAGTATCCCGATACTGATTATAGTATTGTTGCTAATGAGTTCAACACAATGCTCGTTGCCTTGGAGCAAGTCGGAGTTGGGGTGTTTCTAGCAGATAGCAAGTATTTTCCTGATAGTCATCGTGGTGTTTATCATACCGTTGGTAATAACTTCTTTCTCAATAAGAAGTATATGGACAGCACTAATTACCTGATGCAGGTAATGCGTCATGAAGGATGGCACGCGGCACAAGATTGTATGGCAGGAACGATTGAGAATAGTCTGATTGCTATCATCAAACCCGAAGAAGAAGTGCCAATGATCTGGCGTGTGATGGCAGAACGCACTTATCCTGAACATGCAGTTCCTTGGGAAGCAGAAGCAGGATGGGCAGGTCGTACTGAAAAAATGACGATGAAAGCACTACAGGCATGTGCTACTGGGGAGATGTGGAAGGTTTATGAACCAACTCCTTTGACCCGTAAGTATCTGGTTGAAAATGGATACCTTGATAAATAATATCATCCTACACGGAAAAACACCCAAGAAGAGTTCTGCGAAAGCTCCTTGTGTTATAATGGTGAACTCTTTGTTGGATAATCTTTTTCAAGTATGACAAACTTAACAAGAGATGTGTTGATCAAGACCATCGT